GCAACAGAATACCATTGCTCGTATATGGACACTGTGCTGTATTCCCCGCCAGTGATCTGTGTTGCGCTTCCTAAACTTTCACCGTTTGAGGATACGCCTGTTGGAACATATAAAGAAAACTTTACCTGCAAATCATTAGTTGAGGATGTGTAGCCCCAACTAATTTTCAAGTTGGCATCGACAAACCGCATGGTTGCCATAGGCGTTAACATATCGTATATGTAGCTATAATTCCCAACACTACTGAATAATGTTGTTAGTGGCTTTTGCCCCCCATCCCTTATCATCAGATAGTCTTCTTTATGATACTTGAGATTCCCTACATTAACGCCATCTACTGTGCCTGTAACTGTAATATCGCCATACGCTGTAAGATTACCTGTTACGCTTAGGTTTTCAGGGTCGTTAGGCAAATTTCCAATACTTACAGCACCAGTAAATGTAGCACCTGATAGGTTTGCTTTTCCTGAGATGTCTTGATGGGCTGTTAGGTAAGCACCTAAATCACTAATCTGACTTTCAGTAATGCTTAATGCCGCTTGGTGCTGAGTAACACTACTTTGTGTAATGTTTGCATCTGGTACGTTTGCCCATGTAACAGCAGTGGATAGATCGTTAGCTTCTGTAAATGACGTTAGGTAGCCAGCATCTGCGTGATTACCCCACCCATGCGCTGTATTCCAATCTCCAGAGTTGTCTGTGACTATAGAATACGAGCCTGAAGTAGCATCTCTCTTCATCAAGCCTTCTGAGGCAAAGTCTCCATCTTGAAGCACATCATCATGGCTAGTTTCTAAGGTAGAAACCTGTGTGGCTAAGCTAGCTGTTACGGCTTGATTATTACTGTCGCCTATGAATATATTACCATCATTTAGGTTAGGCGTAGCGTTAGTACGCCCTGCGCCCATGATTTTTACAGAACCAGCTGAGGCGTGTGATCTAGTAACCTTGCCTATTTTTTGTACAGATGAGCTTTCCCCTGTTGGTGCTGTAGATACAAGCGCGCCAGCTGTAGCGCCTACAAATAACTCATCACCTTCTGTGTAGCTACTGGTGTCTAAGCCAGACAGCGTGCCAAACGTGTAAACTTCAAGATTAGCATTGTTGTTAGCGTCTGTTGCTGCCAGACCAAAAGCAGGCATTTTTGCAGCATCGTCTGCATCTGCTTTACTAACGACAGTTGTGTTGCCAGATATACCAGATATATAGACAACATCACCTTTTGTTAGCGCCTCACCTGCTTGTGCTTTAAACACTACAGCGCCACGTAAATCACCTATAAACTCTGTTGCTTCTACGTCACCTGTAACTGTAACACCATCAGCAGTAGCTTCTGCCTTAATGTTTCCGCTGTGGTACAAGGCAGATACTTGCGTGTAGTCTACGTCAGCGCCTCTCAAATCGCCTGTGCTGAACCCTAAGCCATCATCTGAGGTGAACGTCACCACGCCTGTAGAAGCGCTGTAAGAGCCACCTGTGAAGCCGTCACCGTCTGTTCCGTTAGCTCCGCGTATATCAGTTGTGCTAAATCCTAACCCATCATCTGAGGTAAAGGTAACTATGCCTGTAGAGCCATTATATGATCCACCAGTAAATCCATCACCATCTGCACCATTAGTGCCGTTCGTACCATTAGTACCATTAGTGCCTCGCACATCTGCGGTTGAGAAGCCTAACCCATCATTTGACGTAAATGTGATTATTCCAGTATAGAGTCGTATGAACCACCAGTGAACCCAGTGCCATCTGTTCCGTCTGTGCCATCAGCGCCTGCAACACCGTTGCCTATAGTGTTCCATTGACCGTTACCGCTGTATAAGATTGTTTTATTATCGTCATCCCAAACTAACATACCATCACGATACGCTGTAGCGCCTGAGACATAAAAAGCTAAGTGCGACTTTGTTCTTGTTAAAAAAGAATTTAGTCGCTCAGCCCAATGCTTGTACTCAGTTTGCCCTGCTACTGGCGGTCTTTCTACACTCATCGTTTACTACCAGCCTTAACGTCTAAACGTATTGTGCCTAGTGTAGCTGTTTGCCCTTTCCCTTCAAAAGTTAAAAATTCTTCTGTGTCAGGCAGATTAGCTATTAACGTAGGAATAACAGTGTTAGTAATGTATTCTACTGCCTCATCATCATTGTTATGTGAATTTGGGTAAGCGCCAAAGTAGGAAGGGTCAGAGCTTGTAATGAATCCGTCATTATTTGCATCGCCTAAGCGTCTACCATTTATTACAGTTGTAAATATGCTAACGTCGCCGCCTGATCCTAATCCGCCCCCAGCAAGCGTTTGTAAATGTGTTTGAACAGCGGCAGAGTTCAATGTCCAGTCGCCTTGTCTTACGTTTAACTGCGCTTATCTTGCAGTAATCCTAACATCTGTTGGGCTGCCTGACGCTTTTATCAATTTACTAACAGACTCTGGACTGTTTGGATAATTTTTAGTTGCAAAGGAAACATGAATATTACCTTCAGAGATATGGTCTGGTATTACCTGTGTAATATCCATAACCTGATCACCACTGCCAATTTGTATTTTTCCAGTTTCTGCGCGCGGGTAGTCATCATAGTCTGGTGTATTGAATGAAAACTCATGCTCATATATCTTGCCTGAAGGTGCTGCATAGACAGGATGTGCAAAAATACCTGCGTCTATGCCAGATGTTCTGTCCATCTTGCCAATGTTCCAATGCCCTTCTTTATAATCATAAACTACATAACTGTCGTTTTCTGTGCTTGTATTGCTAGGGTAGAACCACCACACTTCATTATGCTGACCGTTGTGAACACAAACAGTTTTTGAGCGTTGCCCTATATTTAAGTTTTTAAATACGTGGTCATGCACATCACATGGTAAATCTTGTACGGCAGAGCCGTTATATACAAAAAACCCATTAGTACCCATCCAGAATGCGCCTTCGTCTATAGATACAGCGCAGTGTCGTGATATAGCACCACAGTCTCTACCCACTTTCTCGAAACCATAAACTGTTGGGGGTGCTTGGTACGTAGCTGTAAACGCATCTACCGTTGTTAGTATAAGCGTGCGCCCCCTAGTGCCAATCCCTAGCATTATCTCGCCAGTAGTCGCTAACTCAAAGTCGCCTGCTTGGTTTGTTGCTGCTGGTGTCCACTGCGTCAAATCCTCTTGGTCGCACCACGCTATCCTGCGAAGATTAGTGGTGTTTGGAGTTGCTCCAGAACATAACATGAAGACAAACCGTTCTTCAGTAACAACCATAGATTTAGCGCCATTTGGCGCTTGTGTAACTAATGTGGCAGGGTTTGCGCTGTTTAATATCCACTGGTATAACTTGCCATCTTCTGACGACACGCCTACTAGGTATTCGCCCCAAGAATCTAGCGACCATGTTGTGGCTTCTTGAATAATACCGCCACTGGGTCTTTCAATGCCAAATGCGCCTTTACCATAAGCAAAACCACCATAACTTATGTTTTGGTCTGCATCTAAATCACCAGCTGTGAAGCTAGATGGCGTAATGTCAGCTACAGTACCTGACTCATTGATGTGAAATAATTTATTGTAAGTACCACATCCAATATGTGCCGTACCGCTGTTGTCCTTCCAGCTTACCATGCCTCTAGCAGTCTGACCTGTGCCTAGCGTTACACCAACTGTATCGTCAGTGTCCGTGCGGTCTTCTTTTTGTCTCCAGCCGCCTATTGTTCTTAGGCTGCCATTTTCCCAGCGCATTAAATTAGCATCGCGCCAACGCCCTGCTGACTGCGATTCTGTGCCGTGCTTTACTACGCCTGCTGGTATATCTAAACTAATTAATGGCATTACTTCTTCCTTAGACTCATTAACTTATCAGCGCCTTTAATACCAAAGCTGCTGCTGACCGCAATAAACAATAGATACTGATACCACTCAGGCAAGCGCGACAATGCTGCAAAGCCTTCTTCTACCCTAGCGATAATTGTAGGGTCATCTACACCTACCGCATAACCTATAAAAACGATAGGAGCTGTGAGGCAAATTACTAGATACTCGTCTTTCCACGAATCTTTCGAAGCCTCAGCCATCTTAGCTTCCCAGTTAGCATCATTCTCGATCATGGTCATCTTGGCTTTGTGCTTGGCTTGCTTCTCTTCAGCCTTGTTCTTCATGTAACCGCCAGCTAAGTTAGCTATTGGTGATATTAAACTTTGCCACATAATCTATTACCTCAAAGGGTCACTAACATGGTCTAACCCCATCCAAAGGTCAGAAATTTCTCTTTCGATAACTTTATACTCATCTCTAAGCTCTGTCATCGACTCGGACACCAATTCTGCTTGCTTAACTACTGACTTCATCCCTTCTATCTCTTTAGATAGCTCAGATACGTCTGATTGCAATTCTAAGAGGTTTTTTTGGCTTTCTGCCATGACTGATAGGGTTGTTCCTAAAGTAGCTAATTTAGCGCTTAACTGGCTTATATCGTTATCTTGTAATTGTTGCTGTATTAGCTTAATTTCTTCCTCAATAGGAGCAACATCAGGAACGGTTACAGCTTCTACTGTTTCCAGTCTGCCGTATAAGCTGCTGGCAGCCCATATAAATGAGCCAATTGTTGTTGCAAGCGAAAACACCACCGCAATGTAGATACCTTTGAGCTTAACGCCACCAATTGATAATTCTGTATCTGCTAAACTCATTCGCAATCCATATTAAAGAAACAATCATAGCCCTGTGCTACTGGTGAAGTTTGATAAAACTCTGATTCAGCACCTAACGCCAGTATATCTGCCTCAGATGCGTACAGGTCTAGCCCGAAGTCATTGTTGCCTGCTAGCATAACTACGGTCAGGTTACGTGTAGTGTTATATCCCATTGAAACCCATTGCGCGTTAGCGTCATAGAATATATTAACATCATCCGCTGTAGTGTTATTGTCTTCGATACTATCTTGTAGGTAGGTAGCAGCATCGCTTGCAGCTACGGCTAGGTACACAGCTGCCGCATTAGCATTTGTCTCTATGTCGTCAGTTGCTTGGTTAAATTCTTCTGTCTGCTGCTCAGTGATTACAAGCATATCTTGGTTAGCCTGCACAAACTCTTGAACCTCTGCCTTGTCATTGGGGGTGACAGCTTCTGCGACTTTTTCGTTTACCTGTATAGCGGTACTCATAGATACAACCACTTCGGTAAACTGATCAACGCTGTCGTGCATAATGTTTAAATGCTCTTCAGCCTTTTGCTCAAGCACTTGCCTGATGTCACCATGTGGCGAGTAGCTGCTAGCGTAGCTGGATAAAGCAGTGTTGTAAGCGTCTAGCATTTCTGTACTAATGTGCGCTGTGCTAGACAATGTACCATCACTAATTCCAACACCCTGATGCGCGTACTCCATGCCTGCACCAGCTAACTTAATAGCACGGTCTATCTGACCTACGATATCTCCGCTACTGTTAAGCAGGTTTTCATGCTCACTGCTTTGAGCTGCGGTACTTATCGCTAATAGAAATATAATCCTCTTCAACATTGTCTTCCACCTTTTTGCCAATTCCCAACACACCGTTGTACCAGTCTTTATGCTCCAAGTAATCTGGAATATATAGCTCTGGCTGTTGCTTTATTACTAATAACCCTTTTCTTCCTGCTATTAACTTGCCATTTAAGATCAACGGACACGGACTTCCAGCGGTTAGCATGGCTCTGTACACTAACGGTGACTGGCAAAGTCGTGACACGCTAGCAACCTTTAGGTTTAAGTCAGCCAGCATCTTTGCGTCTTTTATTCTCTGGCACTCTTTATCAACAACGTACTTACCAGACGAAAACCCAACAGCAACAGTCTGTAACGAGCCGCCAATGCCTTGTAAGCACGTATCTGACCCACTGCTCATGTAGCTAGGACTAATCGCACTGCCTACTGGTATCTCTGATGAGCTGCCAGCACCTTGATACGTATTGCTGACACTGTGGTCTTCACTTACGTTATTGCTACTGACCGTGCTGTCAATGGCGCTAGTATTTAGGCTGCCCTCTTGATTATTCTGAGCATTAGCTATAACGCCAAACAATAATAAACCAAACCAAGCCTTTCTCACTTTAACAGCTTCTGCACCGTCTCTGACTCATATATTCTTATGCCTAGCCAGATAATAGTAAATATACTTGCTAATGGTGGCAACCATGCAGCTACGGACATAACGCCTGTTGATGCGGCAAAAACATCTACTGCCTGTTTGGTTTCTTCAGTCATTGTTGTTCCTGTTATTTTGTGCATGATTACACCTTTAAACTTTTGAGTGCCAAACTCTTAAATTGACAGTTTGATCGCTTTCCTCATTATAGCGGTCTACTTCACAACTAGTGTTTTTTAGGTTTTTAATTGCATTATAATTAAACCCAGATGTTGTAATTAATGCGTTAATTACTGCGTGTCCAGATGGTATAGAAAAAGTAACAGTTTGGTCGTTGTCTCCGCTTGAATAAAAGGATACATCTGTATAAGCAATAGCACCCTTACCAACAAACTGTGTACTCGTAGTCACTGCTGAATTGTTAACTTCAAGTCTTTCATAACCGTTAGTAACAACACGCCATTGGTCTGTTGCATGAAACTGCATGTACGTGTTTGTGTCGCCATTATGAATGATTTTTGAGGGTATTGTTAGGTCACCGTTTATTACTGCTGATGCGGCTGTTACTTTGCCTCTAAACTCCCAATCATTACTGTTGTAACTGTTTTTAGCAGTCCACTCATTAGTGCCATCATGTCTACGGAATAAAGCAATTTTGTCACTCCCCGCACCTGACAATGCAGGGTCGTCATTACCACAATACTCAATACCGCCACCGTAAGTATTTGACTGTCCGACATAAACGCGACCATTACCCTGATTGTCACCCAATGCCTTTATATCAGCCGTACCGCCATCGTCACAAAGCACATCGAGAACAGTACTTGTACCACCGTCAAATTTACCGTCACCTGCAACGTGTAGCCTTGAAGAAGGACTGGTAGTACCTATACCCAATTTACCTGATGAGTCAATACGCATAGATTCTGATAAAGTAGAACCATTAAATCGGTTAAACTGTAAGGCGTTTGTGTCAGCAGGGACTGAAATAGATGCCGCACCTGTGCCTGACTGATTAAATTCTAAAGTAGGCGCATAACCATCAGCGTTTTCAATTTTTACTTTTGTTGCGCTAGATTTGGTATTTGTTCCAACGTGAAGTAGTGCATCTGGACTGGTAGTGCCTATACCTACTTTACCTGATGAGTCAATACGCATACGCTCTGCGGTTGTACCACTTAATTCTGCTGTCCAGAATGTTAAACCATCTCCATAACTATTTAATCGAGTCTTACTTGAATCCGTACTTATTTCAAAAGTTGCAGAAGAATATTCCGTACCTCTTGACTGAAGAAAACCTTGTGTGCCTGATGGTTGCCTAACATGTAATCTACTTGCAGGACTATCAGTACCTATACCTACGTTTCCTGACGCGGCAATACGCATACGTTCTGTGTTGTTGACCTTGAATATCACACGAGAGCTTGCCGCTTGTGCGCCACTGGCATTACCCACATCAAAAACTAATCCTGTATAATTAACATTATCTCCAGAATCGTTAGCGTGTATTGTTAGCTGACCGCCAGTTATCAAGCCATAATCTTCATCATCGTCAACGCCTGATGCTGTGTCGCCTAGCCTGATATTTCCATCAACTTGTAGCTTCTGGTCAGGACTACTAGTACCTATACCCACTTTGCCGTTTGAGTCTATGCGCATTCGTTCTGTATCGCTTGTCTTAAAGTTCATGAAATTGTATTCATGGCTGTAAGAAACTCCACCAATGTTGTCATCATCAGTATCTGCAAAATACAGATGACCCGCATCATCGTTGCCAGAGCGTATCTGTATAGCTGAGGATGCTGCATTATTAACAACCAAGTTGTATGTAGGACTATCAGTACCTATACCAACATAACCAGAAAAAGATGCTGCAATGTTAGTGGCTGACGCTGCGTTACAAGTTAAGGGTATTGAAGAGCTAGTTGTACCAATAGCTAGCGCTATAATCTCATCATCACCTGCCAATACACTGTCAACCGTATCCCAGTTAGCATTAAGGGTTGTACCCCAAGTGTCTGTATCACCGCCAACTGATGGTTTAGAAAAATATGAGTTTTGCGTGTCTTGTGCCATGCTTTAGCTCCAGCGTACATGATTTGGTTGTTTAGAACGGCTTGTATCTAAGCCTAGCTTACGTGTTCTTAATCTGTCGTGCTTGTATTCAGATTCAGCAGATGATGCGTTTACTCTCTGCACTGCTGCACCATACATCTGTGAGAACAATGCTAGTCTTTCGTCATCTTTTAAGTAGATAGCAGCGTGTATTAGTGAGCCGTATAAATATACGTCAGGGTGATCCTCTATCAGCCAGTTGTTATTGTTGCCACTATCCAAATCTAATGATGTTAAATAGGACAAGTTGACCATATCGTCTACCAAGTCTTTTGGTTGCGGAAACAACATCATTATCCCAAGACCATTTAAAGCTGCGAGAGTATAATATTTCGGATCACCAATTTTGTTCTCGCTGTTTATTTTGCGCTCATCAAAAGCATTCTGCGATAGATACTCAAGCGGACTAAATTTTGTAATATCGTTTATATCTGGGTAATATTGTGCATTTTTAATTTCTAGCCAACCATCTGGCAAATAAGCATAATCATCTACTGTTCCCTGCTGTGCTGTTGTCTCCATCTTCCAGTGACGCACATCGCGGTTGATCTGACCCTGCGCCATATCAATAAAAGTAGGTATGACAGCTGTAAGGTCATCACGATTTAAGAAATCTGCAATGCCAGACTTCAGAGTGTCATATGTAGTTATTGCCATTATTGCGCTCCAGTTATCATGCGATTATAACAAATTTAGACCTGTCACTCTTGTTTAGTTTTTTTGCGCTTTTTGATTGCCTTTTTAACTGGCTGAGCAGCTGGTGACAATGTTAAAGCTAATAGCCCAGCGTAACCTAGTCGTGGCGTAACCTCTTCCCTAACGCCCTCGGGCAGCTTGTTGTACTGATCTCTGACCATGCCTAACTGCTCGCGCAATGTACCACCAAACATAGGCTGATCGTCTAGCAAGCCCCTGCCGACTTTAACCAGTGTGGG